GTCGATCCCGAAACTGGAAAATTTGCTTATCTTAATCGAAGTGGTTTTTACTTTAGACCGGAGTCTGTTGATGAAATGCCGCGCCGTGGGTCTCGTATTCATCAAGACGATAGGCCAGAGGTTGTTGAATTTTTAACTTTTCTAGAAGAAGCTAGAGATTCTTATTTGATGAAGTACATGGAAATGTTTCCTATTGCATTCAAAACAATTTGGTGGAAAATTAAAGGTCATATAGTTTCATACAAACCTGGCGGGTATCTAGGCCCGCATTCAGACACCAGCTCTGACTGGGCTTACGGAGTTCACGAGCCTAAGGATCAGCTCGCAACTCGGACAACTGTAGCTTCGCTTATCTACTTCAATAGCTCAGTTGACACTGAAGAAGAATTAGACGGATCAAACTTCACAGCCGGGCATCATTACTTTAACTACCTTGATATTTTAGTCAAACCAGAACGTGGCGATCTTTTAATGTTTCCGTCAAACTATATGGGAGCGCACGAAGTGCAGCCTGTCGGCGCAGGAATTAGGTACTCATATCTTGGTTGGTACTCGCACGGCACGCCAAACCCAGCAGTAAGTGAAAGTGCTACAGACCCTCTTACTGAGCCAGAGCTTGCGAAAATCGCAACTAATGTGTACATGCCGTACCTTAAGCGTGACTTCGTGGCACACTTAAAGAGCAAAGGTATGACTAGCGTAGACATCCCTGGCTTTACTTTTGGAGATGAGCAATGAACATCAACCACTTAGGCAACGGCATTGTTCTCTTTGAGAATGCGTTAGATGTCGACGAAGATTTAGTGTCTTCGTACATGTCGTATTTGCAATTAACAAATAAAGAAGTTCACTTTTTTGGAACAGATGATTCTTCTGAGGTAGTAAATACTTCAGGTTACAAGTTTGACAAGAATGAAATAAGTCTAGCACCTGACAGATTTATAAGAACTGTAACTACGAGTACTCCCAAAAAATTCGTCGATCTTGTGCAGCGCTACGAGGACGTTTTATACTCATGCTTAGTTGAGTACTGTAGAATCTTTCCCGTCGCTGTTGAGGCGATAACATGGAGATCGCGCGGAAGCATAGCAACGTACAAAAATGGCCAGCATATTGGGTGCCATTCAGATTCGTCTGTCCCTTGTGAAATCGGTGAAATGCCAGCTAATCAAATCGCGCTTCACACAACGCTCACAGCGAGTCTCGTCATGAATAGCGATTTTGTAGGCGGAGAAATTGGATTTAGAGCTTGGGGAATAGTAGCGGACGTAGGAGCTGGAAGCATTCTGTATTACCCGTCTACGTACGTTGGCGCTCACGAGGTTCTTCCAGTTACTTCTGGAGAACGAATTGTGTATCTACAAAGATTCTGTCATGGTCATCCAGGAATTGGAATGCCAGGTGTGCATGACGACAACTTGATGAGTGGTAACCAATGGTTGCCTTCCTTAAGAGAAGATGTCGGACTGGGCAATATGTATCAAGAAATAGTGAACAAATACAATGGTCAATGAAGCTATGGATTGCAAGTAAGGATATAATATGAACATGGAATCAGCTAAATACGAGTCAGTGTACGACATCCCACTTGCAAGCGCCGACGGCGAAGAAAACTTCCTAGCGCAGTATCGCGGCAGAGTTACACTGTTCGCTAACACGACAGGCGACTGCGGCAATGCTCCTCAGTTTGGAATTATTGAACAGCTGTATCAAGACTACAAAGACCGTGGATTTCAAGTTGTAGCAGTTCCTACGAATGACTATTGCGGATTTGGCGTAACATACGGTATCTACGAAGACGGTATTCGTGATGCTAAAACGTCTGAAGACTTTGGCAGAGAAAAATACGGAGTAACTTATCCGTTTACTGAGCTAGTAACTTCGCGAGAAGACCGTGACGGAGAGACTGACGGAAGAAAAATCCACGATCTCTACAACTTCTTAAACCCAGACGGCGAAAAAGCGCCTATCAATGGCAACTTTGAAAAGTTTATTGTTGACAAGCACGGTAAAAGAATTGCGCGACTCGCTAATGGAATTCTCTTAAACTACGCGCATGAAAGTGGCTATTGCGATCCGCCAGACGTCGAACTTGAGCGGCTCCGCGTGCTAATCGAAGCGGCGCTTGACGAGGAATACATTGAATCACAAACACAAACACAAGGATAAATGATGCAAATCGAAGTTCAAAAAGTAATTAACGACATTCTAGAGCAGAATAAAAACTTAGTTTTTCAGCTTTCAGTTTCACGAGTAACAATCTCAGAGCTTGAAAAAATGGTTATTAGTCTCGGTGGAAGTCTTGAGGATCTTCCTCTTCCTGCGCCTGAAGTTCAAGAACAGGGATAGTTTTCTTACTGCCAGACTTTTTGCTGGCGTGGTACGCGGTTACCGCGTTAGCGCTCGTGCGGCTACGCCAAGTAAATTCGCATTCTTCGCACGACACGAGTTTCATTTTTGTCCAGCGTCCACCTTCTGGTGAATCTGCTATAATTACTTTTAGCTTTGACGGGCGTGCGCCACAGTACGGGCAATTAGGGAATCGCTGACGTCTAATTTCCTGCCCTGTATGCGACACAGACAGCGCACGACGGATCTCTGCTTCATCTTTGCCGCCCCAAACACCCCAGATTTCTTTGTGCTCAAGCGCCCATTTAAGACATTCTTTTCTTACTGGGCAAGTAAAGCATAAGTTTCGAGCTTCATACTTTTCACTAGGCACATTTGAGAAAAACAGTTTAGCAATTCTTTTATTCTTAGGCTTTGCGCATTCTGCCTCGTCGTGCCAGTCAAAGTCACTTAGCCCTTTTGGATTCACAATGCTACCCAAGTCACTTCTAGCACTTCTTCGACAGTGTCGCCGTAGCGTGTTTCTCCAGTGGCATCGCAAGCGATTAGATCGAGCTCTCCAATAAGAACTCCAGCATGCCCGTACTCTACTTGTGAACTGTCGATAAGCTTGAATCCGTCACCTAAGCCTGTCGCTACCCCGGTCCGCTGAAGAGCAGATGCAAGAGCTCTTCTAATTAGCTCAACGTCGAGATCAACGTGCTCTTGTGTAAAGAATGTGGCGTTGCTGCCGGCGATAAGACAGTCTTCACCAGTCCATTCTGACCACAGATCTTCGCCGACGCGCTTGTCTTTCATTAGTCAACATCGTATCGTGCACTGTATCGATTTCTAAGCGCATTGTATGGTTTAATGCACGGAAATATAGTTACGTTTTTATCGTCAGTCTGTGGGCTTCTAAAGACTGAATCGCCGTGTTAGACGTAGCCGTCTTGGTGTGGCCAAAGATAGTCGTAGGTGGCAGGTTGAACTCCAGAATCCTCTGGCCAATTAAACTTGCTATACCATTCATAGTTTTTGCAAAGCAGCGACGTTCGATGTGTTGAGCATAGTCGTTCGTAGTACTCTGTGTCAACCATCCACGCTGGAAGTGTTAGTTCAGAACTGATAGTCCCATTAGCAACTCCACGATCATATGTTGCGTATGTTTTTTCGAGAAGCGTCGACTTATACCCTCTTGAGCGCCACTCGAAGTACGTGGCAGAAATGTACGACACGAACAAGGTTTCATGACCTCTCCACATGCGAACAACAGGATGGTTTATCCAGCCTTTTGGTTCGCGGTAATTTCCGTCTTTGTCAAGTTTAGTCATGACCATGAGACACTGCCATGCTTCGAGCGTTTGCTTATGCAGACGCTTATTGTCGATTAGCTGTGCCGTTTCCTCGAATGAAGTTGGCGATATAAGAAATGATTGCATTAAATAGTCCTTGCGTCGTTTATGAAGTCATTATAACCGATAGGTTTTAATCTGTGCCCTTCAAGGGGTAAAAATTCTTTTTGGCGTACGACCGCGTAAAGCCCTTGTCCGTGTCAAGCAAGTATTCCCTGTCACCAATCAATTCGCCTTGTGGACCGCTTGGTTGGCCCTCTAGAGCCGCTTTTACAGCGTTTCCGATCCACGTCGCTGCCTGAACTGGTACGGCCTTTCCCCACGTTGCGGCAAGAGCTGAGTAAGTCTTTAGGCTTGAGAACTGCCAGTCATCTGGAAGACCTTGGATTCTTGCAGCTTCCCGGTGGGTAATTCTGCGCTGCTGCGTTGGGTGAATTGTGTGATCAAGTCCTCCGCCTGTAAGCACGTGGCACCATGAGTTCTTATCCCAACGGCACGGAAGAGAGTATCCCATTTGGTAGTCTTTTGCTCTGATCTTTTCTTCACTTGCAGAAAAAGACTGTGGAAACTTGTCGCCATTTTGCGCAACAGCTTCGCGCAGCGCGATGTCAAGCGCCATCATTGGCTTCCAGCCTTTATCACCAAGAATGTCAAAGATTTCTTTAATTTTCTGGCTCTCACCGTTTTGCTTGTTCATATGGCCGTCGACTGTGCCGTCTGCACTGCGAAGATGCTCAACAAACTTTGAAGGTTCTGCGTTGTATCGCTGAGCTTCCCACATAACTTCTAGATTTTCAAGGTCACCGATTACATCTATAAGTGTTGGGTACTCTGTGAGCGGCGCAACGCTGGCGCCGAATTTAAGTCCTTCCTCAACAGCCACCCAGAAGTATCGCTGACGATACGAAAATCCGCCTACCTGCAAGTTGTTCATCTTGACATGGTACAGGTCGTACTTTTTGCCCGACAGTTCTTCAACCATGTCGCGGTACTTGACCATTGTTTCGCGCCCTTGAGTGTACGCTTGCTGCACACACTCAAAAACGATAAGACGTGGCTTAATGCGCGCAGCGTACTTCATGAACGCTTTTGTGTGTTCATGCGCTTTTGCGTCTGGTCCTCGATTTGCCATACCCGACCACACAGACCAGCCGGAGCACGGTGGACATCCCATAACTACGTCAGCTTTAATGTCTGGCCATTCGTCAGGAGAGTCAGAAAAGAATGAAGACCACTGGTCCCCAAGGTACTTTCTGTTAGCTTCAGCAACAGGGTTGCCAAAGTTGAGAGTACCTGTTCGAGCGACCATTGTCATTCCAGCTTGTGTAAAGCCGTGGCTCATAAAGGCCGCTAAGCCATTGCAGTCAATAAACGTCGGTGAAGACATTGTGATTACCTCGTGTGTAGTTGTGTTCACACAACCGTATCACGCTATTATTTTTTAGGCTGGTCTGCTTTTAGGCCGACTTCGTAGCCACATGCGCCATACCCAACAATATCTGTCCATGTGTCTGACTGAAATCCAGACTTTGAGGCGTACCGCGCAACCTTAACTCCGACCATCATCATCGCGACGTCTTCTGCAGTTATGTCTACGCCAACGATGACAGACCATATTTTGGCAATTCGAGTAAAATTATCTTCAGGCCCGCCGTACTGAGCATCTCTCTGGCCAGAAATAATCTTCCCAGCGTCTTCAAGTACTTGTTGTCTTGGGACTTTGCTATGCGTATGCACTACTCAACCTTCATTCTGATAAATACTTTTGCTGCGTAGTCGTTTGCAGCATGGCGCTCAATGTGCAGCTCGGTGTCTTGCGGAAGCTCAGTGTCCGGGTCTTCTATAAACGTTCTCCACTGAGCTGATGCGTCATTCATTATTTGAGAAAGAGTCGAGCCAAACGCTTCTAGTTCTATTGAAACTCTCATAGTACTTCCTTAAGCAACATGTATGGTGAATGATAAGTGCGGCTAAGTTTTGGAAGACGTTGGTCTATTGACTTAACAACTACGTTTCCGTACATTGTGTCAACGACTTCACAAATCCTCCCGTTGTGTAACTCGCCTATTTCTTTATCATATGCGTCTGACTTTACCATCACAACGTCGCCTATTGCTACATCTGAGATTTTTAGAATGTTATTCCAAGTACTCATTACTTTTTTTCTGGGCAGTCTGTTTCAATGCATCGTGACGTGTCGTAATCGTCTAACGCGCGCGTACACTTTACACATTTCATACCGCTGTCAAGAACTTTATAGCCGTTACGCTGGCGATCGGCGTTTTTCTGCATTTTTGCAAGGTACTCTAAATCAAGCTCTTCATCTGTGGCTCCGGCCGCGCATAGAATGTTTGCAACAAAGTGAAGTACATCTACGCACTCTTTGACAATTTCTTTGCGGTCTGCGTACGGCTCATCGTGCTGCCAAGGCTTCCATGAAATAGCTTGGCGCACTTCAGCAAGTTCATCGTCGATCGCGAGCATATTCCAACGAATGTACTCAATTAACTCATTAAGGTCGTCTGGGCCATCGCTATGAAATGTTGTGTAGTCTGCGCCATATACATCGACTTGAAGTTGCTTTGTCTTTTCAAGCCACTTTCCAAACAAAATTCCCATTAGATACCAATTTCTTTCTTTATAGTGGTTACGACTTCTTTACGAGTAGGTACTGCATTGATATACTGGTCGTACTGAGAATGTGCAAGTTCGCGCTGGTCAATGTCTGACATTTCTTCGATGCCAGACGCGAGGTGCGACCACGCGGAACCAATCTTAGAGCTTGAGCGCCATTCTGTCGCAACAGGCGTCGCCACATTCATTGCTTGCGCAAACCTCGGTGACCACCACAACAACTTGTCGTCGTGAGGCCCTATCAAAATACCTGTAGCTTTCGCGATGTTGTCCACAATATGCGCATCGGCGTCTGATCGCCTAACTCTTGCGGAATCGCCAGGAAGCATTAAATGCTCGGCGGTAAGTTTAGTCCATTTTGATGTAGGGGTATCGAATATCCATCTACGTTCTCTAACGCCGATATCAGATCGCTGATCCAAGATAAATGAATCGACATTCACGCCTACACACGAGGTTGCTGCGTTGTTAGGAAACCCAGCAGTCTGGATTACGCCAGAGTCCCACGGCAATATTGGGTAAATAGTTTTAAGCCACTCATCATTAGCAAGACTAAGCGCTGTAGCTACAATACGCTTACGATGCTTCTCATTTTCAATTACCAATTTATAGTCAAGTCTTTTTGAGTATAGCGGCTTCACAAGAGAGGAAGCATCGCGACGAACGGCGCGAAGACTGGCGTGCACTTTCGACGGCTCAGGCGCGTCAATAAATGTAGTAAGTTTACCAGTGTTTTTAAGCGTATCGATTGTAGCCAATGCCGTGTACACTCTATTAGCAGTTAAACTTAGCGCTGGAGCAAGACCGACAAGAACCGCGTCGTACTGGTCAAAATCTTTCTTTGTAGCCGCGACGCTTGGCGTGTCCCATGCTACGTCGATATTTGCAGATTCTAAAATGCGAGCAAGTACGCCGGCAAAAGACACTGATCTGTCGTTTAGTGTCTTTGACGCCTGCGGCGCTGTCATTCCAGTTATAAGTACTTTAGTCATTGTTTTTCTTTATTTGTTCTATGTATGCGGCAGGAATGCCAACATCCATTGCGCCAACATCTGCGAGCAGTGTGTTTAGCCGCATTATTTTATTTAAGTATGGCCCAATCTTAAACTCACTGGTATCCGTATTGACACTAGCTTGCGCATTATTTAGTACGTCAATGGCGGTAGCACGCTCAAATATAAGTGGCCCGCACCAAACTATAGCAGCGCCATTAGTCGACTCATCTTCTGCAGAAACAGGCACTCCTTCGACGTACGTGTAAGTTCCGTCTTCCCACTCGCGAACTCGTGTGAATCTGTCTGCTCTCTCCAACGGCACTCGCGCTATGCCAACAGCGTCAGCATCATTGATCATTGCGGCTGTAGCCATTTGTGAAACAGCATCTGCGTTCATCAGGTTGTCGCTCATAAGCAGCATTATTGACTTACAGTCTGTATTGCCTAAACCGATCAACGTAGCATTGCCTGGTCCACGCGGCTCATTTTGGATAACTACGTCTACCCACGACGCGTACATTTTTAGCGATTTTTTAATGTCATCTGCGTTGCTTTCTGACGCGACGACAGTAACTCTAGTCGCTCCAGCAGACGATGCGTACTCAGCGGCGTAAGTAATAAGTGGAATACCGTTGATCTCAAGTAAAGGCTTAAAGAACGGCTTAGCAAACCCTTCCATGCGCTGACCTTTTCCAGCGGCAAGTATTACCGATTCCATGACCAATCCTGTTTTGCCCAAATAAAACTCCAACCAGCGGCATGCGCCGGTGCTTGGCCTTCAATTCGATCGTCAATATAGACACCTGACGGTGCAAGATTTTTTAATAGCTGCTCGCGATCGGCTGTAGTCGCGCTTGATGCAATCAAGTTATATGGGTTAAGACCAAGCTCTCGTAGAATTGCCACGGCAGCACGGTTAGTTGCGCCTGTTACATAGTAAACACTAGTCACTGGATCTCTCTCCAATGCTCGTGCAATTCGAGCAAACGGAAGAGCGTTTTCGCCAACTGCACCAGACAAAAGAACATCAATATATGCGTCTGTTTTTTGGTTGTGCAGTTGTTTAGCTAATTCAAGCGAACCGACAGCCGCTGGAAGCCACGTTTGCCATGGATGACCCCATGCTTCAATTGGCATGTCAATTCCTACAGCTTTGTATGACTCGCGGACTAGCGCCTTTGAGTCGATAAGAACACCATCAATATCAGAACACCATATGCTCATCAGACTTCTCTCGCAATCGCTTTGGTTAGCACTGTGATGACCTTGTCCATCGAGTCAGGCATGATTCTCCCTATGTAGGGAATTGCGCGCATTACGTGCACAACAGCCCACGATTCTCCTACAGCAAACAGTTCATCATCGTTCAGCACTTGCTTAATGTCACTTGGCTTATACGCCGTAATGCCAGTTCCGTATTTAGCATCTTCCCAGCCATACGCGCTTTGAAGCACCTTTCCGACATCAACTGCTGGCGAGTCAGGAACAACCTCAGTGGCGCGAATTGGGTCAATGAACACTTTTCCATACCCTGGGCGAACCATAATATTTTCTGCAGTTGGATCGCCGTGTGTTAGACAGTGCCTAAGCCTATACGCACCGTTCCCCGCGCGTGTTGCGTCTTCTAAAATTGCAACCTTTTCGCTCTGTCCAAGTGTGCCTGCGAGATGCTTATCAAACGTATGCATCATTTTTTCTTGAAGAAGACGCACAGTTTCACGAGTCGGCGGCACCACTGCTGGCTGAGACCACACGCTTTGGCGAAGCGTGTCAATCGAAAAATCACTGCCAACATCAAAGTACTCAATAAAATCAAGTCTCTCCATGCTGTAGCCGTCTTCTAAGATTTTTACATTTTTAGGAAATACGTCGCCGCCATGGAGAAGTATCCACTCGCCTTGCTCGATTGTTCGATCAACAAGTCCGCCTGTCTTCGTAACGGTGCCATCGCGCTTATTAGTAATGACTGCGCCTGAAAGACCTTTCACGAAAAAGCACTTTCAATCATTACCTGTGCGGTCTTTCGCGGATCATTTCTTGTGCGCAGCACCGCTCGGTTATGCTGAGCTATTTCCATACGGTCTTTGTCTGATACTTCAAGGCACGTTGTGAATGCATCAGCGACTCTTTGCATCAGCTCAAGGCCCTCTGGTTGCACTAGACGTCCCTGTGTTGGGCAGCCTTTGTACCAATCAAGAACGTGCATTCTGAATTCTGGATCTGATAAATGCTCAGGGACGATACAAAGTGCCCCTGCATCAGCAGCTTCTAGTGTCGAGTACTCAACAAGCCCTCGCGCAAAGTTATAGGCGGTTAGGTTCATATGAACACGAAACCGTTGCGCGATAGCTGCCGAGTCAACGTAGTTGCCTAAGTATCTAATTAGCGCGCGTCCTTCGACTCGAGCGTCCCACGGAAACGGCGAGATGATGTTTCCATCAGTACCTTTAGAAAGATTGATGTTTGTAGCATGGCGGACAACCTGAGCGCCAAAGTGATCCTTTAGAATCTCATAAACAATAAACGTAGGTGATGGCCCTAGGCCAACTGAACATGAACCCCATACTTCGACGGTGACATGCTCTGGCAATCTAGTTCCGGCGAGTGCGATAAGAGGCTGACCTTTGTTGTAAATAAAGCGACCAGACGTTCCAACAGTGTAGTTATTTGTGACTGGCGCGTCAATTTCAAATTGCGGAATGTATGGCATTTGCCCTTTAATCCACTCCATTGAAGAAAATAAATCATTGCTGCTGCTTGCGGAATCTTCGCTCATAGTGACGAGAAGTTTTCCGCGCGACGGAGACTCTAGTAGTTGTGGAACAAAAGGAATGTCCTTACCGGGGTAAAACGATCCATGAAGCGCGGTTGTCCATGGTGTCTTTGTGCGCCGTAGCGCGTCTACGTACTCGGGCAAAACACCTTCACCCGCTTTAAGGGCTACTTTGTCGTGCAGTGGGATCTTAATTTCGGGCAAGACAATCATGTCGTACGAGTCAAGCGTCTCAACAAGATTTACTGTTTTTACAACTACGTTTGGAGCTTCACTCCACCAACGCGCGCCTGGTTGAGGCTTACCCCATGCAGTTCTTGTGCGACCACTTTTTGTGTAAGACACGACGTCGCATTCGTGTCCTAAGCCTATGAACCCATGTTTTAGTCTGAATGCCCAAGCTGTGGGCCCTTTTACGCCTGGCTCTGGCTCTAAAATAGCAACGCGCATGGCATTCTCCGTATTTCGTCTAATTTGGTATTTCCGAATGTATCATCAAAGTGTAGTGGAGGGCGTGCTCGAATAAATAATTCAAGCAAGCGCCCTCCGCACACGTAGCTTCTATCTGATATGAATCAGAAAGGAGCGGGTGGTGGCGTATCAATTGCCACCGGTGCCTGTGCAACAGGCTGTTCTTGGATTGGCGCAGCGACAGGTGCAGGAGCAGGTGCCGGAGCAGGTGCCGGAGCGGGAGCAGGAGCAGGAGCAGGAGCGGCTGCGGCTGGAGCAGGTGCTGCTGTTGCTGCACCAACTACGCTGTAATACGCCTTGATCTCGTTCTTCTTTTGGCCTTGCCATGTACGTGATCCAACCTGTGCGCGGAACGAGCGGCTTTTGAGTGCCTGTTCGATCTGTGCGTTGCTTGGGTTTGTTGCGAAGAAGTCGCGATTGAGGCCAAGCGCGTTCATCTTGCGAAAGAAAATTCCAAGTGCTGTCGGATTGTCTGTTGAAATAACAAGGTTGTCCCAAACTAAACGCTTTGCGTGCGCACCAGTCTGAACTTCTGCTTTCACAGAGAACATTGTCTTTCCTGATTGCGATACCTTCGCGGTAGCTTCAATGATCGTGAGATCGTAGTCGCCATCTGGAAGTGGATCGTAGCTGCCAACATCGCCGGCTTCTTTGACTAGGTCTCCCCAGTTTAGTGTACTCATGGTTGTTACCGTCTCTTTCTGACGTTATTTGGTTTTTGGTTGTTCCGGACGAGGTCCGAAAATTATATTGAGCATTTCCTCGATACCGAGGTTTTGCTGCTCAACGATCTTGCCTAGACGGCCTTGCACGCGCTCACCGGCTTCATACTGGTTTGTGCGTTCTACGTACATACGACGCGCTTTAAACGGCGGCTGTGTCGGGTCTGGGTTAGGAAATTCTTCAACTGTAAGTGCGCCCAGGATGTCGTAAAAGTACGGCGCCTGAATTGCAAGTTGTCCTTGAAGGTACGGCTTGTAGCGAGCATCTTGACCTTGACGCGCCATGGCTGTAAGAACCACAGCTTCAAGAGGATTAGTCGCGTGCATCGTAAGATCTCGAAGATCACGAAGCAATGCGCCCATGTGGCGAAGAAGTTCGCCCCACTGCTGCATTTGCATTTGATTCTTTCCAGCGATTGTGTCAACGCACTTGACTTGAAGCTCAGACACTGAGTCAACAATTAGTGACTTAAACTGATGCTTTCCAAGTTGTAGCCATTGGTACGCTTTAATTACGGTGTCGTAGTCAGTGACGTTGACAACGCATGTATCCCAAGTGCCATCAGCTATTGGCGGCTCCTCGCGAAGTGGATCCCAATACTTAACGTTGATAGGCAAGAAACGATGTCCGCCTTCTACGTCAAGCATGAGGCGTGGATATGGTGCAGTGACTGCAAAAGTCGATTTACCGACCTTAGACTCGCCATAGACCATGATAGTTAGTGAACGTTGTACTTCTGACATGTCATTCATTTCCTTTTATCTCTGTTGTTTTGTAGTAACCGTACGGGTCATCGACCTTATACAGTTCGTTAATTGCGTGCTCGGCGGCGCTGCCGTCGTCGAACAGTGGGCAAATAGCGAAGAATTGGCACTTCCACTTGCAATCACGCGATGGCCGCGGATACGCAACGTAGAAATGGTCTTGACCTTCCTCAAGAGCCTTGCGGACCTTGAGCATGTCACTTACCGTGCCGTGTAGACGATTCCAGAATGATCTAAGAGCAAACTGGTTATGTCGAACTTCCATCTGCTCATAGAATGGTGGCTTTGCGTTTGCCGTGCGCTTAACCTTCTTGAGCATAGTGAATATACCGCCCTCAGAGCGTTCACCCTCTTTGTTTTGATGCGCT